AAGTTCATTACAAAGTGCTTTCGCAATAGTAGTCTTACCTACTCCTGCTGTGCCAGACAAGAGAAGATTAGGTATCTCCCCTTGCTCAACAAAACTAGAGAAGGTATCTTTCACATTCTGTGTGAGAATACAATCCTCTACTTTCTTAGGACGATATTTCTCAACCCAGAGAAAATCATCATGCATTTGGTTCTAGTGCAATAAAGTATTTGATACCATTGCCTTGGAATTTGGCAACGTTCTTACTACTGATAGATACGTCATACGCACCTGCAAGTAGTTTTAAGTTTTCTACTCTGAAACAGTAGCAGAAATTTTGAGTTGTAGTTCCAACTCTAACAGAGAAGTTATTAGAAGTTTCATTCTTCTTATCTGTTACAGTTAGATTCATTTCTTCTCCATCACCAAACAGACATAGGTCTGGAAGTGCGTAGATAGATGCTGCTTTATTAAGTTGCCTTAAAGTTTCAGCATCAAGATGAAATGTCACATCTGTACTTGGAAGTTTGATCTCTTCTTCTGGTGCCTGAGTAATAATATCAGGGTCAGCATAAAAGTATCTGGTCTTAGAACGACCTTTGGCATCAGTAATAGTTACATAACTGCTGCTAGTTGTATCAATCTTTGGTTGATCTAATAATGTTAGACCATTGATAAACATACCTAGATCATAGATTGCAATCTCAGAATCAAATGCTTCTTCTACATCAGCAATAGCAAGAATGTTTTTATTAATGCTAAGGGTTGCTATTTCATTTCCTGGTTTGATTACTATTGATTTATTGATAGTACAGAAGTTCTTTAGTACTTCAACTGTTCTAGGAGTAATGTCAATCATTTCGTTTCTGGACTTTCTAAGAGGAGGGTAAGTTGGAATAGTTACTGTCATTGTTGTTTTGATTAAAATGGTAAAGAAGAATTGCATAGTGCATTATCTTTAGCATGTCATCTTTTGGTGTTCCCTTTCGATCATATCGAGAGGCATACTTCAAAATGTTACTGCGACAAAATGCTTCTGCATCACCACACGCTTCTATTAAGTCTAGGGTTTGAATATTCCCAGAAGAATAATGGCGACCATATGTCGAGGAGACATATGACCGCACTTCGTCAAGGATCACATCTTCATTGTATTTCATTATATACCGAGAAGTTTTCTCAAATATATTATAGCATAAAAAAAGAGGGTGTCAAGCACCCTCTGATTTTAGAATCTTGATGACGTATCTTCTGGTACATAACCATGGTCATCTTCATCTTCCATGTCATCACCTGCATCAACCTTAGTGTAAAGATCGAGGAATGATTGCTTAGTATCCTCATCGAAACGTGAGATACAGTTAGTAACTGCTGTCAAACGATTACCAAAGATAGCAAATGCTTTTGCAATATGAACTAGACGACGAGTGGTAATAACTTCATCAACACCACCATCATAGAATGTCTTACGGATAACACCTGCCCATTTGATTAGATTCTCTGTGAAGTCTTTATCACAACCATTAGCAACAAGAATTCTAGTCTCAACTGCTGCAGATGGATACTCTTGCTCAAAGGTTACAGGGAATCTCTCAAGGAATGCTTCATTAAGTACATTAGTACCAACAAATCTACCATCCTCAGAACCTTTACCTTTGGTGTTTGCAGTAGCAATCACATTGAAACCTGCTGCAGGTCTGACGTATCTACCAATCTTCTTAAGGAAGACACCCTTGCCTTCTAGTACAGATTGTAAACATAGAATCTTGTTTGATGCAAGGTCAATCTCATCAAGTAATAAGATAGCACCTCTCTCAAGAGCTTCAACTACAGGACCGTTATGCCATACAGTAGAACCATCTATCAATCTGAATCCACCGATAAGATCATCTTCATCAGTTTCAATAGTGATGTTGACTCTGATCATTTCTCTTTTCTGAACTGCACATGCTTGCTCTACACATAATGTTTTACCATTACCAGATAGACCTGTGATGAATGCAGGGTAGAATAACTTAGACTTGATAATCTTTTGGATTGAATCGAAAGAACCAAACTTAGTAAAAGTCTCATCTTTACTTGGAACATAAGATGCTTCAACTGCAGGTTGTGCAGATGGTGCTTGATATGCTTTCTCAATCGCTTGAGCAGTAAGATTCCACTTACCAATACCAGTTTTGTAGTTCTTCAATCTTTTGCATGCTGTAGCATAAGAGATAGAAAGTGTTGCACCTGCTTCTCTGATGTCATTACAACCTATGTCGCTACCAACTTTCTTAGTTAGATACTCAACAAGTTGTTCTGTTGTTACTGGATTTGGTTCAAATGTCATTGTTTTAGTGGATTGCTTTGTTTGTTATGTACTTATTATAGCAGGTACATCTGCTGTGTGCCACCATAGTGGACACTTTGTTAACTGTCCTATGCTATCTGTTCGATAAACTTGTTAAGGACAGTTTTGTTAGATGTCTTAGAACCCATGTGCTTTTTGAATGCACGAGTTAGTTCTGCCTTAGTAGCAGACTCACCTTTTTGATTTACTTGAATCTCTTCAGAAGCTTCACCGATATTTCTATCAGGCATATAGATCTGTTCAGAGAATCCCATTTGATTTGATATAGAGAAGTATCTTTGCTTCTTCCATACCTTATCAACATCGATACCTCTAGTATCTACTTCATTGTATCTTAGAGTACGACCTAGATCACTCTTACTGCATAGTCTGATACCTATCCAGTTGTAATCAGTGATCTCTCTGAAGAATGCTACGATCTCCTTAGTTGTATGATAAGCATGTGTACTAAGTTTCTTAGTGTATCCTGTCTTCTTGTCACGAAGGAAAAATACACAGGCACTAGCATGAGCAAGACATCTAGTGAATCTATTACTGAAGTATCCTTCTCTGTCTTCTTCACAAACATATGATAGAGGATTTGCTTCACCATCAGTTAGACATACAACGTTTACCTTTTGTACATTCTCAACTTTCTTCATCTGCTCAACAAGTTGACGAGTACACATGATTGCTTCAGCAAGTGGTGTACCACCAAGTTGATATTGTTCATGAGCATTGACTCTGTATCCACCCATTGCATAAACCTGCATGAAGATTACTTTCATAGACTCATCAAGAGACTTAGCATTCTGTTGAGAAGATAGAAGTTCTAGCATTCTGAATGAATCATTGATGTAAAGATCATTTGGTTTGAATCTTGCATACTCATCACTAGAGTGAGATCTGAAATAGCAATCTTGGAATGCAAGAACTCTGAATGGAATACCTGCTTTTCTGCAGAACCAAACTAGATTGAATGTTTGCTTGAGTGTATCAAGAAGAACATGTGTCATAGAACCAGACCAATCGACATGGAATACTAGACCATGATTCTTACCATCAGGTACAGTTGTGATTCTCTTGAAGATATCATCTGTCAACTTGTACTTGTATAGAGAGTTAGTATTGATAACACCAGTTTTAGATGTTGCCTGTCTCTTGTACTGATCAGCAGACTTCTTCATTTCAAACTGCTTGATAAGATAGTTGACTTCTTTATTAGCAGACTTTTTGAACTGGTTGTATTTTTTAAGAACATACTCCTTGTTTGCTTGCATGAGGTCAAGAAACATTTTGCGCTCTTCCTCTGTAACAACATGCTTTTGCTTAGGATTGTAGAAGTGTTCATGAAGATCTTCTTGAATCGTTTTGTGAGAAACGATATAATCTTCAACCTTGATATCTGGTAGTGTAAGATACTTCCACTCCTTAGCATTGTCATCAATCAATGTCTCTAGTGCTTGATCAAATGCTTGTTGAGTAATACTTTCTGTTTCATCATGCTCAGTATCTTCACTGCCACGCTGACCAAGTGTAGGAGTTGCTTCTGGTGTACCTACTGGTGCCTGAGGTTGATCTTGATCTATACCTAGTTTCTGCTGTTGCTGTTGTTGCTGTTCACCTTTCTCAGATGGTTGCATATCCCACTCAATATCCATATCACCTAGGTCACCAAAGTCACCTGCACCTTCTTCACCTTCTGACTCTGATTCTTCTTTACTGTCTTCAATCTTCTCTGCTCTACCATATAGATCGATTGCTAGTTGTACAACCTGATCAAATGTTTCTGTGTTAGCAGCACGATCTACCCATACTTGCTCCTCATCAGAGAAACGAATATTAGCATTACCTTTGAACCATAGGTTGATACGATCAATGAAAGGAATCTTGGTAAGATCTTCATGATTGACACCAAAGAAATCTTGCTCATTTAGATCTGTATATCCTTCATAAAAACTTTTGCGAAGACCTGGATATGCTCTCTTCATCAACTTCTCAATACGAACATCTTCTAGAACATTTACAAATCCTCTGTCACCATCGTGAGGTTTGTTTGGTGTATATAATGCGTGTCCAACTTCATGACCTACAAGTAAATCGTATATTGCATTGGTTGCTGTGTTCCAGATAGGAAGTATAAGAACTCTGTTGTTCACATCAAAAGATGCAGTTGAAACTCTACGATGCTCAACTGTAAGATTCTCTGTTGCTAGTAGTTTAGCAAGTGTTCCTTTTACTTCTTGATTAACTGTCATGTGTTTCCTTGTGTATGTACTTATTATAACCCATTGTCAAGGTATGTGCCACTCTAGTGGACACTTTGTTAACTGTCACATGACCGCAGTTACACTCATTACCTGTGCACCAGGATTTCTAGCAAGTGCTACCTTCTTAGCATCTTGATAATCTATAGCGATGACTTCTTCATCCCAAACTTTACCTGCCTTAAACAGTGTTACTTTACATACCATCAGGAGTCCTCCGACATTTTAGAGAAATCATTTACCTTCTCAAATTTTAGAGTGCGTAAAAACTTATCTAATAATACATCACCTTTATGTGATATGACAAATAGATTAGTTGTCTGTCCTAGTGATTTTAATATCTGTAAGAGCTCGTTAGTTGCTGATGCATCAAGAGAAGAATCAAAGACCTCATCAAGTATCAATAGATTAGTTGCTACACTATTCTTCATTCTGGCAACTTCCCTCCATGTAAAGAGAAGTGATAGATCTATCTTCTGTTTCTCTCCTTCAGAGAATGATGCATAACTGAAATCATCTCTAAATCTACTCATTAACTTCTCATTGAACTCTTCATCTAGTGTAAAGTTTACAAAGAAGTCCATACTGTTCAGATATTTATTGATCAACTTGTTAAAAATTGGCACATATTTTTTAATAATCTGAGATTTTATACCACTATCCTTAAGTAGTTGTGATATAACTTGGAACTCATCCAACTTTTTATTAACGTGAGAACAACTTTTCATAGTCTCCTCTAGACTCATTTGTAATTCTACCAGAGCAGATTGTTCTTTGTCAATATTAGGTGTGACAGTTTGTAGTTTGTCTATTTCTTTTTCTCTTCTAAGATTTTCTTTTTGTAATCTTATGATCTCACGTTCTATTGCAGATATATCTGTTCTCATATCATGGCACCTCATTGATATATCATCTGCTGCTTCTATTTCATTCAACAATACGTTTATATCTGCCTTAAGATTGTTTAGATTTTTTGCTATTGATTCACCAGTTTCTTCTAATGATTTTATTTT